CGCGGGTCATAATGCGAAGTTTGAGTGCGTTCAGGGTTTTCATAAAAATCAGCCTCCAATAAAATCAGCCATCATCAAAATAATATCGTCGTTTGCGGTTTCCAGCACGTCCACGCGCTCCGGCAGCTTCTCCCGGGCTTCGGCCTTCTTGCGTGCTTCTTCCTGCGCGGCCAGCTCTTCGGCGGTGTAGCGGATGTACTTCTGGATGGGCACCTGTTCGGTCCATGCGGCCTGCGCAGGCACGCCCGGCACGTCGATGACCTTCCGCACATCCCTGCCGCCGCCGGGATACTCCGTTACGGTCTCGTAGTGGCTCACTTCCTCCACGCCTTCCACGGCGGGGTGCTCCACTGGCTCGGTGCCGCCCACCAGATACCCAAGCGTCAGATCAGGGTTTTCAATGGCTGCACCGTTCTCGTCAATGATCTTCATGGTTCAAAACCTCCTTTCTCAGGCCACGCGCCGCCAGATGTGCACATAGTAGGCGGCAGGCTGCACGGTGGCGCTGCGGCCGTAGATGGCATTAGACTTGGACGCATCCAGACTGAACTTATATACATCAGAAAAGGAATTGTATTCGCCCGTAGATGCGATCACGTTGCCGGCAGTGAATGCGCCGGATACCTTATGTTCACCCTTTTTTACATCCGCGACAAAAGAGCCTGTGATGTTCGGCAGTCCGGCCTTTACTGTGGTGCCCGCTGCGTGGCTACTGCTGGCACCCATCAGCACGCGCTCCGATGCGATCTGCTCCCATGTGCCGCCAAACAGGGCGGCAGGGCTGGTGGGGTCGGTGCTCTGGTAGATGCTGCCCACGGGAAAAGGATTCACGCTTTTCAGCAGTGCGTCCACCTCGGCACGGGTATAAAAACTCCTGCTGTCCACCTCGGCCTGCAGGCTGTCCAGCATGGCCTTTACCTGCGCCTGCAGCTGGGCGGTGGGGATCCCCGTCACGCCGTCCCGCATGACGCCGCAGATGGCTTCGTCCGCGCGGGTGTCGGTGATGTCGGCGGCGGTGACGGAAGTGCTGCCTGCGGGGCGTCTGATCTCGGCAAGGCAGAGGTCGTAGACCAGCTCGGTGCAGGATATTTCCGGGGCCGCAGGGGCAGCGGAGTCCGGCGTGCCGTCCAGCACCTGCAGGCGGGTCTTTTTGGCGGCGGCATCGTAGCGTAGCACGATGCGGTCGATGCGGCTGCGCACAGGGTCCGCTTCGGTGAGCACCACGGTGGTGGGCTGCTCCATGATGATGCTGCGGCCCTTGAACCGCGCCGGGTGCACCCATGCCTGACCGGCGCTCACCTGCACGTTCAGGCCGCCCTGTGCCGTGACAGAGAAATCCTCCTCGGCGCTGTATACGCCGCTCAGGCGGGTAGAGAGGAAGCCCGAAGCGTCGTCGGCGTCGTAGGTGATGCCGTTTTCGGGGTAAGTAATGATATCGGCCATAAAGTCCTCCTTTCAGGTCTTGTGCCATGTGGGCGTGCCCAGCCGGATTGTGCGGGTGGTGCCGCTGTCCTCGCTCTGGGTGATGATGTCGGCTACCCGCACCATGGCGGTATAGCCCAGCTGGGGCAGACTTGCGCTCAGCATATCGCCCACCTGCAGGGTGTCGTCGTCCACGTCAAACTCGATACTGCCGGTACGCAGCTGGGCCAGCAGCTTTTCGCCGCCCCGGTCAGCCAGCTTTTCCAGATAGCTCTGGCTGGTGCTGGTCTCGCCGTCCTCCGGCTGCACGTCCCGGGCGTCAATGTACATTTCCCGCCGGTCGGAGCCGGTGGCGTTTACATCACCCACCCAGATGGTGGCCCGCTCGTCGCCCTCGCCAGTGCCCTGCACAAGGGCCACGTTGGCGTAGTCGGTGTCGGCAAAGCTCCACCCGGGGCTGCGCAGGTTGCCCCACTGGGGGCTGTAGCGGCGGTTCGGGTCGAAGGTAGGCCGGAAGCACTCGAAGATCAGCTTCTTTTCAGCCCCCTTGCCGTCCAGAATGACCCGAAAGCCGAGGTCGCACGCCTGCCCGATGGTTTGGCAGTAGTCGAACACCGTGCCGCCGGAGGTCTGCTTTTCAAAGGTAGTGTCAAAGCCGTACTCGGTGCCCAGCTCAAGGCGGGGCCACGGCTTAGCGGCGCTCACAAGGCTGCGCATGGCGGCTTCTGCGTTCTGGTTCTTGATGCTCACCGCAGACACCCGCTTGGTCAGCAGCCATGTCGCCGGGTAGCCACTCACGACCAAATTCGCGTCCGTGTTCTGGTTGGCGCGGGAGCAGATGCGCATGGGGATGCGGGGGTTCTCGTCGCTGCGCACCAGCCAGCGGCCTTCCTGCAAAAGCTGTAAATTCTCGGTGGTGGGGCGTACCTCAAGGGTAAAACTGCCCTCGGAGTAATAGGGGCTGTCCCAGTAGAGGGACACCCACACATCCACCCAGCCCACGCGAGCAAGGGTGTCTGCGTCCAAAACGTCTATTCTCATAGCGGTTCGGGCAGGATGCCCGCCTCCATCGGGTAAAAGCTGACGGATGCCTGCAGGTAGCCGGAGCCGTTCTCGGCCTGCATACTCAGCACGTTATCGCCGGGCTGCAATTCGGTGAGGGTGCTGTCCTCGTCCAGCTTTGCAAAGATATTCTCGGTCACGCCTGCCCGGGTCAGGGTGCAGGCCAGCCGGTCGGAGGTGCTGCGGTAGATCTCCAGCGTCTCGCCCGGCTGCAGGGTCAGGTCAAAGCCGATGAAGGCCCCGGTCTGCAGATCCACTACCTTGGGGTGGGTCACCGGCATGTCGCACCGCAGGGTGGCCGTGAAGGGCACCGGCAGGCTGCCCTCGTTGCGCAGCACTGCCGCCGTGCCGTCCCGCTTGATGCCGTAGATGTGGCTGTCGTAGCACACCGGGAAGCGGAAGGCGGGCTCGTACCCGCCCAGCACGCTGCTGACGGCGTTGAGGTCGTACCAGAAGGGCTTTTCGCTGTAGAGCATGAGCGAACAGCGCGGCTGCGGCGTGTAGCTGGAAAAGTATGGCGTTTTCTGCAGCACGAACCGGGCAAAGTACCGGTCACCGAAGTACAGGTTGCCCTTGGTGAAGTAGGGCAGCTTTTTGCTGAACGCCCGGGCGTTGTCCAGCGCATACGCGCCCCAGAACACCACATCGAGGGTGCGGGACACGCCAGAGACGCTCTGCCCCTCCACGGTGGCTCCGATCTGATTGATGCCCTGCGCGGTCTGCAGATCCACGTCCACCCCGTTCAGCGGGTCGAGAAAGTAGGGGGCGTCGTAGTCCCAGCCCAGATGCAGGACGGCACCGGCGTCGGTGACGATCTTGAGATGATCCTTAAAAAGCACGGTGTCCTCCTTTCATCGTTTGCGGGCCTTGGCCTTGTCGGCCTCCCAGCGGGTCTCGCGGGCAAGGTCGGCGGCGGTCTGAGCCTTGCTCTGGATGTACTGATTGATGGTGGTGTCGCCCTCCCGGTGGTAGCTGCGGGCGGCGGATACCACCTGTGCGGTGCCGGACGCTGCCACGGTGCTGCCCAGACGCATGTTGTCGGAAAGCACCAGCGCCCCCGCCTGCCGGATCATATCGGCAAGGGCAGAGTTTGTCTTTTCCAGCGCCTTGGTGTTGGCGTTGATGGAGTCCTCAAGGCCGCCGGTGCCGGTGGTGATGTCCACGCTGCCCATGCTGCCGGAGCCGGAGGACCCGCCGCCAGAGGAACCGCCGCCGGATACGCCGCTGCTTTTTTTACTGCCGCCCAGACGGGAACAGATGGCCGCAATGGCAATGCCCAGCGCAACGGCGGCTGCGGCCACCACAAGGCCCATCGGGATGCCAAAAACGGTAGCGCTCAGGGCGGCGGAGATGGCGGCCAGCAGGCCCTCAAAGGCTGCACCAACCGCGCCGACGAGGGACGCCACGCCCGCAAAAATGGCGGGGAAGCTGGACAGCAGACCGCCGCTCAGGCCCTGACTGATGGCGAGGGCCGCAGCGCTCAGCGGCCCCTGCAGGCCCTGAAAGACCGACACGAGGGTGGAGCCGAGGCCCTGCGCCTGCTGCCAGACCTCAGAGAAGTCGCCGGTCAGACCGTTCACGATCTGCCCGCCCAGATCAATTGCACCCTGTACCAGCTGGTCGCGGGCCCCGCCCAGCGCCTTATTGAGCTTGCCCACGATGCCGAGGGCGAAGGACTGCACCTGCTGCTTCTGGTCGGCGGTCAGGCCGCTGTAGATGGTGCTTGCGACCCACTTGCCGATGCTCAGCCAGTCCTGATTCTTGACGGCGGTGTACAGGTCATCGAAGGTGCCCAGCACGCCGGTGTCTGCCTCGGTCTGCAGCTCCTTCCACAGGCCGTCGAAGGTGTCTGCAGCGGATTTTTTGATCTGCTCGGCCACCTGCACGGTGCCGTCGGCGGCGAGGGTCTTGACCCGCTCGATGGTCACGAGGGCACCGTCCACCACGTCGTCGTAGGTCTCGGTGATGACCTGCTTCTGGGTCTGGGTGCCGTCGGTCAGGGTCTCGGTGACGGTCTGGGTGGTGGTCTTGACCCCGTCTGCCAGTGTCTCGAAGGTGGAGGTGACCGTCTTGGCGGTCTCCCGCACCGTCTCCATGGTCTGCTTGATGGTCTTGGTGCCGTCCGCAGCAACCTCTGTGATGGTCTTGACATCTTTCAGCACGCCGTCCACCATCTGCCGGGAAGTCTCGGTGATGGTCTGTTTCTGCTGCTGTTTGCCGTTGGAAAGGGTCTCGTTGACCGTTTCCACCGTGCGGGTGATGCCGTCTTTCACGGTAGTGGTCGTGTCGGAGATGGACTTGACTACGGACGCGGTGACGGCTTTGGTGCTGGCGCTGGCCTTTTTGCCGGAGGTGCTGACGGCAGATGCGGCTTTGCCTGCGGACTGGGAGATGGTCTCGGCGGAGGCCTTGGCGGCAGCGGCTTCCTCCTGTGCCTGCTTCACGCGCTCGGCATGGAGCTTTCCGCGCTCCTGTGCGGCCTTATCCAGCTTGGAACGGTTATAGTTGTCCATGTAGCCGTTGTAGGCGGCATTGTAGGCGTCCTGTGCCGCACCGACACCGTTTTTCAGGTTTGCCAGTGCAGCCGCCGCGCCCCTGATTTTGGCGACCAGCTCATTGATCCAGTCCACCACCGTGCCGATGGCGTTCTGTGCGATCTTTTTTACAGACGCAAATGCGGAGTTGACGGCATTGCGGAAGGTCTCGCTGGTCTTATAGGCCGTCACGAGACCCGCCGCCAGAGCCGCCAGCAAGGACACCACCAGACCGATGGGGTTCGCCTTGAGAACCGCGTTCAAACCTGCCTGCGCGACTGCAAGACCGGTCGCACCGGCTTCGGCGGCTTTGTGAGCAGCGGTCATGGCCGTGGTCGCGGCTGTGTGGATCACTTCGATTGCAGTCGCGGCAGCCACGTATCCCTTGTAGGTCAGAAACGCTGTTCCGGCAGCAGCCACAACAGCAGTGGCAATGCCGATGGTCTCCTTGAGCTGGGCCATCTTCTCGTCGCTGTCGAGGAAGGAGACCACCACCTCGTTCAGCTTGACAACCAAATCACCCAGAGCCGCAAACAGGCCGCTGGTCAGCTCACCGGTCAGGGCGCTGACATTATCCTTCAGGGTGGACATGCGCCCGCTGAAGGTCTGGCTGGCTTCCAGCATACCGTTGTAGAACTGCCCGCCCTGACTGGTGGCGGCTTCCACAGCCGCTTCCAGCTCGCTGAAGCTGACCTTGCCATCCGAGATGCGCTTGTACAGGTCGGACATGCTCTCGCCGGTGGCGTCGCAGATCTGGTTCAGCGGGTTGAAACCCGCATCGATCATCATGTTGACGTTTTCCAGCGTGACCTTCTGCGCCGAGGACATCTTGCCGTAGGCGCGGGTCAGGGTCTGCAGCTTTTCGGCGTTGCCCAGCGAGATATCGCCCAGCCGCTGCAGCACGCCGGTGGTGTCGTCTGCCGCAATGCCGAACTGCAAAAGGGTCTGGGTGCCGCTGGTCAGGTCGTCCAGCGAGAAAGGCGTGGACGCCGCCATTTTACGGATCTCGGAAAGCTTTGTGGCGGCGGCCTCCTCGCTGCCCAGCATGACCTTGAAGTTGGTCAGGTAGCTTTCCATGGTGGCGTTGTAATCCACGCCGCTCTTGACCACCTCGGCCAGCTTGGACGAAGCCTGTTTTGCAAAGTCCGCGATCATCTGCCCGGCGGCTACCGTCCACTTGCTGGTGCTTTTTTCGGCCGGGTCGCTGTTCAGCCTTACTTCGCCGGTGATGCTGAAATCTGCCACTGTGTCCACCTCTCTCCATTCAAAAGGGCGCGGGCACAAGGGCACAGGCTGTTATAACTTGATCTCTACCTCCCGCTTACAGGCGGGATTTTTGCATTTGACCCACACACCGGCAGCTGTGGCGTGCGGCTCTGCCCACACCGGAAGCGCCCGGCCGCAGTAGGGGCAGGGCACAGGGGCGCGGCTAATGCCGGAACCGTGCGAGGAACGCGGCATCGTGCTCTTCGACCGAAACGACACGGGCGGCACCCCCTCTCAGCTCGGCAGGCAGGGCAAAGCGCTCCTGCAGGTCGGCATAGTGGGCACGCATGGAGCCTTCGTATTCCGAAAGATCCATGGTGCGCCAGCTCATGATCTTGGCCATGAGGGTCTCCTCCGGCAGGGCCGCGAACAGCGCCCGGAAGCGGAACCAATGCAGCTTTTCCCGGGTCAGGTCGATGCCGTAGGCCTGCTGGAACGCCGCCACGATGTACCCGGCATCACACTGGTAGTCGAAAGCAAGACCGGAAGAGGGCGCGGTACTGCTTTCAGCTGCGGCGCTTTCGGCTGCTTTTTCGCCCGCCTTATAAAACTCGATCATGTACCCGTAGGCGTCGATGATCTTCTGAGGGTCGTTCAGAAAACGGTGTGGGTCTTTGTAAAAGCGCCAGAGGGCGCTGACCGCAAAACCGATGGGATCATCTCCTGTCTGGCCGCGCACATAGGTGTTGACCAGCCAGACCATGGGCCGGAAATCCGGGTCGATATCGTGTCCGTGCCACCGGGTGGGCAACTCGTCCAGCAGCAGATCAGACATGGCGCTCGGATGCCAGCTGCAGAGCGTACTCTGCCAGCTGCTGCATAGCGTCGGGGTCGTCCCGCAGGGCATTCACAGCCTGCCGGGCATCGATCAGCTGCTCGGTTTTCTGCTTTGCGGATACCTGCGCATCCACCCGCTCCACCATCCGGGCGGCAGGCGGTGCGGGATAGCTCACGGGCGGCTTGTGCCTGTTCTTTTTGGCCTGTGCCCGGCGCTGCTCCCGGTTCATGGGCTGGGCAGGCTTTGCGGCATAGCGCTGCTTCTCGGCGGCAAAGGCATTGCCCAGTTCCTCGATCACGTCATAGATGGGTGCCATGTAGTTTTCGTTAAGCCCCAGACGGTCGGACGCGCCTGCACCGAGGATCTCATCGATGCAGTCCATGGCAATGCGTGCCTGTGCACGTGCATGGTCGCCCAGACGGACGCCGCCGCGCCGGAACTGCTCCGACTCCTCGGCGCTCCGGCGCTGCATCCGCTCGTTGGCGTCCTCAAAGCGGTCGAGGTCTTCGGCGTTCATCAGGGAAAATTCAAATTCCTGTCCACAAATAACCATGTTCTGGCTCCTTTCAGTCGGGCCGTGTGCCGGATTTGCACCAGCTTCTTTTACTGTTTCACGGCATAGAAAATCCCCGTTCCGGTGCGGAGCGGGGACTGTGTTTGAAAAAAATCAGCCCTTGACGGCCTTTGCAGGCGCAGCGGACTGGGTGGCGGGGTTGTAATCGAGCTTGTCGGGGTGAGACCCCTCCATCTCGCTATGCGAGACCGCTCTGTCACTTAAAAGCCCCACTGGGGCTTTCATTGCGTCGTTTCACTCCGCAAACGTGAACTCGTCCGGCGTGCCGATGGCCTTCACGTCGCAGGCAAAGGTGGCCTTGGAACCGGCTGCACCGCCCACGTCGCTGGTGACGATGATTGCAGCACTGCCTTTCTCGCCCTTGCCGGTGCGCAGGCTGAAATAGATGTACGGCACAATGATATCGCTGCCGGTACCGTACACGATCTTGTGGCTCAGCACAAAATCCTGAAAAGCATCGCCCACGCAGCGGTCGCCGTTGACGGTAAGGGTGCGCTGGGTGCCGGTTTTTTCGGTAACGTTGCCGGTACGGATGTACTGGGCATCCTCGGTGGTGGCGTTCAGGGAGCCGGAATGCTCCTTCACATGGTCGGCGCAGACGATCCACTGGCTTTCCTTGGTCTGGGTGCTCTCGATCTGGAACGCCAGCACAAAATCGTTCGCCGTCTCAATGCCGGTATACGACGCGCTGGGCGTGATGCCGGACTTGGTAATGGCTTCGGATACGGTCATATCAAAACTCCTTTCATTTTGGCATGTAGTAGGTCAGGCGCATTTGCAGCTGCATCTTACAGCTGCCCGCGCTGTTTGTGACGATGTAGCCGCTGTTCGTCACGGCAATGCCGGTAGGGGTCTTGCCCCCGCCGCAGGCCGAGAGGTCGGGTAGGTTATGCCGGGCGTTCTGCCGCATGACCCACTCGGTGAGCTGCTCGAAAAAACCGCTGTTCTGGATGCTGACGGCATCCACCTCGCTGTACTCCCGGCGGCTGAGGAAGAGGTAATTCTTCGCCATTTCCCAGCCGGAGATGTACTCGGTGATGATGGGATCACCGGGGCTGTCCTCGATGGAAAAGGCGGTGGATTCTTCTTCCAGTCCGGCAATGCGGAAGGCTGCACCGGTGGCTTCCTGCTCGTCGGCGATCAGCGGGCAGGTCTTGAGCCATGCCCGCAGGGCGGCAATGGTGGGCTTTGCTTCGGACATGGTCAACCTCCCCAGAATGTGGTGACGGCCTGTGTGGCAATGTAGGCAATGGCTTCACCGTAATCGGCCAGAGCACGCTGACCCCAGTAAGAGCCGCGCAGGCCATTTTCACCGTGCAGGCATTCGCCTTCAGGGTGAAGATAGAACTGCTTGCGTGCATAAGACGTGTCATAGACCAGCAAGCCTTCGTCAAACTTGCTGGCTTGATTCACTCTGTTTTTCAATATGCCGGTATCGAAGGGCACGTACGGGTCGATGAGAGCGGCGGCCTTCTGCGCGGTGGCGAACTGTGCTTTCTGCAAAGCAGCGGTTTTCTCTGCGCCGAAATTTGTCCGCCAGTCCAGAGACATCTGCACGCCGTCTGCCCGGAAGTGATATCCGGCAGGCTGCTCAAAAATGGGCTTGCTCACAGTCTCAGCTCCCTTCCACGTGCCAGTGGGGCAGCAGCGGCTCCCGGTCGTCCGAGACAGCCGCCGCTGTGCAGCACAGGTGCGTTTTTTCGAGTTTGGCGTACTCGGCTTCGGTCAAGGCAGGCACTGCACCCTGCACCAGCTTCCAGCCGCGTTTCAGGGTCCAGTGCTTCGCCTTTTCCGCCGCAGACAGCGCCGCCCACTGGGCGTAGGGCAGATAGCCCATGGTGCACACGCTGGCCGGGATGCGGATGTGGGTGGTGCGCTCCGGGTCTTTGGCGGTGCCATTGCCAGAGGTGGAGCGGCATTCCCGCCAGCTGCACCCGGGTAACACCCAGCACACCGGCCTGTCCGTCTCGGTGGTCACATCGCGGATGAGGTTCACCACAGTAACGGCTGTCTGCATCACAAAATCCCCCTGTACAGCAGATCGTGCGGGTCACTGCCCAGCGCGGTGCGGATGATCTCATAGGCTTCCTGCCGGGCGGCGGCGGTCACACTGGCATTGCTGCCAAAGGTGACGCTGTAGCCGTCGTTGGAGACGCTGGCAGCACCCGGCGCAGCGCCCGCCGCAGACGCAGCGGCCAGCAGGCCGACGATCTGGGCGCAGGCGTCCGCCAATGCTTCTCGGCAGCCCTCACACCCGGCGGCGTGGTGTTCTGCCCGGCCAAAGGTGGCGGCATCGATCATGCGGGAAGCCCGGCTGCACAGCACGCCGAACGCCGTTTCCGGCACCGTGCCGCCCGCCGCCGCATACTGGTCATAGGTGCAGTAGAGCATGGGGCAGACCTCCTCAGGCGTGGCTCTTGACGAGGACGGTCTGGGCCTTGGTGACCTTGTGGGCGTAGATCTTGCGGCCCTGCACAGCACAGGCACCGATGAAGGTGCCGCTGCCCTTCAGGTCGTTCACGGCCACCGGCTCGCTCCACTCCTCGATGCGGGTGAACCAGTTGGGGTGGCCCGCGATAAAGTCCACCTTCTCGCCGAGGGTGGTATCCTCAAAGACGGTAAAGCCTGCCACGCGGCCCACCGCGCCGGTCTGCACCACGGCGTCGCCCAGAGCAGACGCCTTGATGAACTCCGGGCTCTTCAGCAGCAGGGCATAGGTCTCAGGGGAGACCAGCAGCCAACGGCCATCCGTGGGCACATGGGTCTCGGACAGCTTGGTGCGGGCGTCCACGATGGTGTCATAGATGTTGGCCTTGGTCAGGGCAGCAGTGCTGTCCATGGCGGTGCCGCCGGTTACCAGCTCGGCAGAAGCGTCGGTCTCCATCTGCAGGGCCAGCGAGTAACCGGCGCTGTCCAGACGGTCGGCCACCAGATGGCCGGGCACGCTCTCGGCGTCAAAGCCGTCGATCAGCTCGTTCACAGCCTTGTCCTTGTCGATGTTCACGGTCAGGAAGCTGGTGTCGCCGTGGGTCATAGTGGTGCCGGTCTTCTTGTTGTAGTCGGCCACCGTCACCTCGGTGTCGCGGACAGGCACCTTGACAGCACCGGCCTTGGGGCTGCCTTCGTAACGGTTGTTGCAGATGACGCCGACGCGCTTCACGATGGTGGCGCGCAGCTTTGCATCTACCAGCTCAGAATAACGCTCTCTTGCAATATGGGGCATGAAAAATCATCCTTTCCTTAAATTTTGATGTTGGGGTTCATGGCTTTGAAGGACGCTTCCACCGGGTCCACATCGTCCTCGCCGTGCATCGGGTCGCCGTGCTCAGCACCGGTGGAGTAGGTGCCCGCGTTCTTCTTTTCTCCGTCCTGCACATCGCCAAAGGCCCACGGGTTTGCTTTGGCGGCATCGTCCAGCGCCTTGGCAATGTCGGTGCTGCGGTCGGCAGAGCCCTTCAGGGCGTCCAGATCCAGCAAAGCACGCACCGCCTTGACGCTGCGGCCCTTCTTGCTCATGATGGCGGAATTCAGGGCGTTATCGAAGGCAAAGCCCTCGGCCTGCGCCTTCATGTCGGCCTTCAGCTTGGTGACCTGCTCCTGCAGGCCTGCCACGTCCACGCCGTCAAAGGCTTTCAGGCCGTCCTGTGCGGTCTTGAGCTGGGCGTTTGCGTTGTCCAGCTGGGTCTGCAGGGCGGTGGCTGCAGACTTCTCCCGGTTGATGTCTGCGCCGTTCTCCTGCATGATCCAGTTCAGCTGTTCGTCAGTGATGCCGGGGATCTTGTTCTTTACGTCTTCACGCTTCATGGTGGAAACTCCTTTCGTGTGTGAGACCTCAGTTTTTTACACTGTTCTCTGTCAGTATTCGGTCTTGGGCGGGGTACGCGCCGCCCGCCGCATGGCACCGTTTGCAGGGATCGAACCTGCCGCTTCCGGTTTTGGAGACCGGTGCTCTGCCAACATGAGCTAAAACGGCATGAAAAAAGCACTGGGCAAATTTTGCACAGTGCTTAAAAATGGGCAAAAGAAAACCACCGTCCGGGTGGATGGTGGTTAGTAATCGCGGAAGGGGCAGGCTTCGCAGATCTTCTTCCAGTTCTGCTTTACCTTGAACCGGGCAGGAATACAGCGGTCGATAACGCCTTGATTAGATTGACAATCGCCGGGTTCAATCCAATCATCTACCAGTGGACACTTGACACTGGCCGCTGTGCCGTTCTTGTCTGGTCTATACTCTACATTACCCAAGAATGCCATTTTTCTTCATCTCCTCAATCAAGGCAGTGGTGTTTTCATCAAATTCAGCACGGCTGTATGCGGTACGGATTTCGTGCTTTATTGTATTTACGTAGGCGGCACCTTCTGTACCATAATACCGTTCAAATTGACCGTTCCAAACTGAGACAGAAATCTTTGCATTTCGGATGTATTGCTTTGCCTGTTCTTCGCTGACGCGATGCTCCCGCTCTGCGTTGATGTGAGCATCATCGAAGGTCAAGGCGTCTACATTGATTTTGGTCGGTTCAAGATGGATAACGGCAGCTTTCGGCAGCTTTGCAGCAGTGCGAAGGTTCTCTATGATTATAGCATCTTTCTGCTGCTTTTCATAGCCCTTGGCCGCCCAATTCGCCCTGCTGCCCTCGCTCCGGCCAAACTTTGGCACGCTGGTGCGGGCGCTGTCCACACGGCCACCGGTGGCCTGTGCAAACTCTGCAAGGCTCTGGCGGGCCGCTTTCAGGCGCACAGCGGCGTCGGTGGGGTCCAGCCCGGCGGCGTCCTCGGCCAGATACCGCTTTTTCCAGCGGCGGACGTTCCGCTCCCGGGCACGCTGCATCTGGGATATCTCGTAGGCGGTGTACTTTTTGCCGTTCCACTCGATGTTCCGGGCGTTCAGCTCCCGCAGCTGTTCCTGTGTCCATTGGGGCGGGTCGCCCAGCTCCGGGAACACCGCGAAAAAGGTGTGGCGGCAGTTCCAGCCGCAAAGGCCTGCGCCGGTGCCGTAGCCGGTGGCGGCTTCAAAATCCGGGTAGTGTTTACCCTTGTAGTCCACCGCACCGCCCCGGTGGAAGCGCCTGCCTTGCCACGCGGCATGGGAAGGACGTGCACCGCCGTGGGCGGTCGTCTCCACAAATTCGCAGCCCATCTCGTCCATGCGGGCTTCTTGAAGCTTGCCGCAAGTCTGGTTCACACCGGTGAGCACGGCACGGCGGGCGGCCACCTCGATGCTGTCCTTGTGGCCGCTGGGATATGTGACCATGGGCATGTCGTCTGCAAGGCTGTCCACAGCCTGTTTGACGGCGGTTTTGTAGTCGAAGGCACCGGTGCTCACTTTGAGCCATGCAGCGTCCAGCGTGCGCTCAAAGGCCCCTGTGACGGTGTTTGCCGTGGTGGCGGTGAGGTTCTGCCATGTGCCGCAGGTCTGCCGCGCACCGGCGTCCAGCAGGTTGTTGAGGGCTGCACTTTCTTCAAAGGGCTGCGGCTCTTTGCCGTAGTGGTAATAGATGGTGTCCTCCCGCTCCATGGCTTCGGTGGCGGCCTGCAAAAGCAGCTTGCGGATGGCTGCTTCGCTCTTGCCGGTGTACTTGGCCAGCAGCTTCACCACGTCGTTGCGCAGGGCCTCGGTCTGCTGGTAGCGCCACAGCTGCCAGTTGGCGGTGGGGGTCACGGCGTCCATCTTGCCGATGCGCCGAGCAACGTCCTGTAAGATCTCGTCCTCGACTTGCTGCCAGAGCTGCACAAAGGTGTCCGGCATCCGGTCGAGATAAGACGGCGGCAGCATCAGGCACCCCCGAAGGTGAGGGCTTCGTCAGTGTGGCTGTCCGCTTTGGCTTCCTCGGCCCATGCGTGGGCTTCCTTTTCACTCAGGCCGTACCGGGCGGCGAGGTAGCGGCAGCGGGGCACAAGGCCCGCAATGGCGTCCTCCCGCAGCTGGTTTGTGCGTTCCTGCTCACTGACGATGTAACTGTCGTCCCAGTTGACGGAAATGCTGGTCTCCGGGTCCACCGGTGCGCCCAGCAGGTTCTTTGCCGCCCACAGGATGGCCCGCAGAATGCCGATCAGCGCCGTTTCAATGGGGATCTGGTTCTTGTTGGCACTCTGCACAAGGTCCTGCCGGCTGCCGGTGTACTCGGTGGCGGTGGCCACCTTGCCCAGCTCAAAACTGTACCGGTGACAGCCCAGACCGCACTTGAAGCTGAACAGATCCAGCATATCCTGCACGGCCCGGTGGTTGTCCTCGGTGCGCAGATCCGGGTTGTACTCGTGCCACTCCGGCGCGGCATCCAGACTGGCTTCCTTGCCGGGCAGCGAGAAGAACTGCTGTGCGCTCATGTCGTCGGGCGGGATGTAATGCGGCTGGCCATCGGCACCGATCACCACCTTGCACAGGCTGCGGTCGTAGAAGATCTTCTTGCCGCCAAGGTAAAGGTCCTGCCGGTAATTATCAAAGGCAAGGTCTACGCCCTGCGCGGCGTCCAGAGCTTCCGCGAACACGGCCATGCCCAGACCCGTACCGCCGTCGATGTTCTTCTCGGCGGCAGGGGAAAACAGGCTGAACCACGGCGGGGAGCCCTCCGGCTGCAATTCAGTCACCGTACCTACAGGCGCTTTGCGCGGCGTGAACACCGGTGCACCGTCCTGACCCTGACCGATCTCAAACCATTCGTTGATGATAGTGCGGCTGCCGTCCCTGACCGCGTGGGTCTGCAGATAGGCGCAGGGCCTGCCGTCTATCAGACATTCCGACACAAATGCGGCTTCGGTCACGACGCCGCGCTCCACGCTGATGGGCAGGATGCAGGATGCCGGGTCGTAGTCCAGTACGATGCGGGCATCCGGGTCTGCTTCCAGCTGGCCGTCTGTGCCCTTGATGCCCTCCACGCTCAGTACGAAGGCGCCGGTGCCGGACCAGTAGGCTTTCTCCACCAGCTTGTTGGCGTTCTCCCAGAAATGCAGCTGCCGCAAAAGACCGCCGGTCTGCTGTTCATTGCTGCCCAGCAGGTAGGCGGCGGTGGCTGCGTCGCCGATCTGGAAGGTGGTCTTGTCGTTGAGCAGCAGATTTGCCCAGTCCTCGCACACGCGCTTGGGCATCCGCAGGGACGCCCGGCGGCGCTTGTGTTCGCCGTCCTCCCGCGTGATCTTGATATTATGCACGCTGGGGACATAGCCCTGCCACCACTGCCGCCATTTTTCAATTTTGGCATAATAGGAGGCGTCGATCTGCAGGCCCTTGGTTTTGTTCAGGTATTCAATAAAAGCGGCAACGTTCATCTTGCAGTCAGTCTCCTGTAATCGCGTTCGATGGTGTACTCGAAGGCATCGAGGGTGTCAATGTCGGTGGTGCCGTCGTCCAGACGTTCATCCACGCCGGGGTGCTTCTGGCTCCACAGGGCGCTGGCAAGGGCGTCCCGCAGGGTGGCAGCTTCCGGCATATACCAAAAGCGCCCGCCGCCCATGAGGATGGACGTCAGGCGGATGCGGTCGATGATCTGGATCTTGGCACTGTTCTGCACCCGGTCGGCCAGCCAGGAAAGCGGGCAGGCCCGCAGCCGGGTGCGGATGTGGTTGATGAGGGTCTGCTCGGCACTGTCGCAGAAAATATAGTGGATCTCGCCGTACCGCGCAAACACGGCGGTGCAGAAATCGATCAGCTGCGCGGCAAGGTAGTCAGCGTCCTGATCCTTCGGGTCGATGCAGGCGGATGCCAGACCCACGACCCCCGCGTAGTAGGGCAGGATGCCGGTGGCCACGAATGCGTGCCGGGAGCCATTGCCGCCAAAGTCCACCCCGATGTGGATGCGCCACGGGCGGCAGGGGTTGGCTGCGGGCCAGAGGAAACGCCCATCCCCGGCGGCAATGCTGTCCGCAAAGGGCCGGTAGATGATGCCGCCCGCTGCGGCCCACTGGCCGAGGATGAAGCGGTTATAGTAGACCGTGCCCGCGTACTCCTTTTTCAGCTGAGCCACGAACTCCGGCGGCAGAGTGGGGTTGTCGTCGATGGTGTAGGCCTGACAGTAGATGTCCGCGTCGCTGTCCAGAAACTGCTTGAACCAGTGCTGGGGATTATCCGGGTTGCAGGTGCCGTCAAAATGGCTGTGCGGACAAGACAGACGGCTTTTCAGCATCTGAAATACACCTTCGTCCCATGTGGTGATCTCGTCCCCATAGGCGTACTCGAAGGCTGCACCCTGAATGCGGGCAATGTGCTTTTTGTTGTCAGCACCCAGCACGTACACCTTGCGGCCGAACAGCTGCACGATGTTGCCGGACGCCGAAGTGCGCACCACGCCCACAAGCTCCGGACCCCAGAGGGCCCGCATAGGCTCCAGCACGTTGCGTTCCAGCGTGCCGAGGGTGTTGCCCAGCATGACACAAAGGCCCTCGTCCCGGGCCGCGCAGATGCGCTTGGGGATGGTAACGGCACAGTCCAGATAGGTCTTGCCGGAGCGGGTGGCCCCGGTCTTGATGTTCCAGCGGTGGGAGCAATTGCGAAGGAACTCCTGCTGAAACTCAGTCAATGGCACTGTCCACACCTCCCAGCAGCTTGCGGGCAGCTTCCAGTGCATCGGCGGCGGGGTCCTCCTGCACGGTCTCCTCGCCCAGCATCTTCAGCAGCACCCCGGCGGCACGGGCATCACCGCGCTTGGCGGCTTCAGTAATGCCCATGACCACCGACATCTGATTGTCGATATCCTCATTGTCCACCTCATCCCGCAGCAGGGCATTCACCCGGCGGCGGTCGGTCTCCGGCAGGCTGAGATAGTAGTCCGCCGCTTCTTTCATGCTGCGCTTGCGGCGGCGGGCCGCACCGGAAGCAATGCCGCCCTTCTGGGCGATCTGTCTCTGTTCGCTCTCCGTTCGTTCGTTGAACGGGATGAGATTTTCTTCGTTGGCCACGTCACCACCTCTCTTGCCGTAAAATCAAAAAGCCGCCCGGAAGATCCGAACGGCGGGAATATTAAAAAAAGCCAGCACGTTTCCATGCTGGCGGTTGACGCACATCCTGCCGGGAAACTTCACAAACCGGCTTGCGGATTCTGTGACCTCCGTTGTGTGCAGAGTCTGCTCGGGCTGGTAAGGAGGTCAACCACCGCTCTGCACACAGCCACGAGCGGGCATGTCGGCCCATGCGTCAGGCGATTGCCGTGACGGGGCACGGCATTGTGGAGCCGCCCTTGGAATCGAACCAGCCGTGTCTACACACACGCGCCGCGCTCCAAATTGCGCTCAGGCGGCATAATAGAAGCAGTCCGCGCACCGTGCTGTCGAGCAGCAGGGACACGGTGCGGAGACTGCGTGCATCGGTTAGCCTTTCCGGCTCTGCCGATGGTACCGTTATAGCACAGTTAAGCGGACATATGCGGCCACAATTGCGGAGGGACAGCATCTTTTGGGACATTCAGTGCTTCAACTGCCTGACGATGCAGACGACGGAAATGACGGTCACTGACGCGGAGCCTGTCGGCAGCCTGCCCGCGATGCAGACCGTCAATGTAGCATAGCTCCAAAAGGTCTACCAGAAGCGGGTCGTCGAGTTCCGCAATGACCTTGCGGATGATGTAACACAGCTCCTGACTGCGCTGGATCTCATGACACAGCTGTTGCTGGTAGGCATCCATCATCTCAATGGCACGGCCGGTCTTATCACCAGAGCTGCCAGAACGGACAACGGGACTAAGTGCCTGGGTGACACTTTCAGCCTGATCCTTCGCTTCATGGATGCGCCGAATGAGAATCTTCTGACGGCGAAGCGATGCTTGGTACCGTTTGAGCCATTCGCATTTTTGGATATAGGTCATTTGATTTGCCCCTTTCTGTGGTGGGAGTGGTGGATAGATGGGTCTTTTCAAGAACTCCCTAGATGTAACAAAAAATTATATATAGAAAAGTCTGGGAACAGCCCCCCTCTGCCACCACAGCCACCACGCGGTCAGCTTTTCAGGCGGGTCTGTTCGTACAGCGGAGCCGTCCGGGACGGCATGGCGGAAGGCTCGCTGCCACGGTTCAGCGCAATGCAGCGCAGCCCTTCCTCGGAAAGACACAGGCCGACATACTCAAAGTAATACCGGCCTTTGCGGATCTCGTAGTGCTTCTTCACCTCCATGCCGAACTGCTTGTTGGCCATGCGCCATTTTTCGTTGTTCTCGCTGCACCAGTTCAGGTAGGTGCGGAACAGCACGCTGGCCTGCACGGTGCTGCCCTCAGCGGGCAGGGTGCAGTCGGCCAGAAAAGCCGCGATGCGGTCCTGATCCTGCTTGTAGGCGCTCACGGCGCTGTCCACGGCGGCACAGGCGGGCAGGCCGTGCCGTTTGCCGCCCTGACTGTTGGCCAGCCATTTCTGCAAACCGTCCAGCGCCCAGTTCAGGATGCCGGACAGCTCGCCTTCCAGCTTCTGGGGCAGCAGGATGTCCTGTTTTTCTTCCGGGATGCTCTGGGTGAAGGGCACCAGCCGGATGCGCCGCCAGATGCCCACATCGGTGCCGTGGATCTTGGGCAGGTGGTTGGTGGCTTCCACCAGTTTAAACTCCGGTCGGAACTCAAACTCCTTGCCATACTGGAAGCGGGCGGTGATGGTGTTGCCGCCGGTCATCTGCTTCACAAGGCCTTCGTCCAGCGTTGCGCCCTGATCGCCCTCTTCCAGCGTGACGAAGCGGGCACCTTTCAGGCGGGCCACGTCGCTGCGTGCCGCGCCGGAGGAGCGGCTGCGGGTGCTGGCAATGATGTCGGCCTGGGCGTTCATGCAGTAGTCGCCCAGCATTTTTGCCAGCGTTTCGAGAAAGGTGCTTTTGCCGTTGGCGCCGTCGCCGTACAGGAAAAACATGCACTGCTCCCGGGTGGAGCCGCACAGGCAGTAGCCCACCATCACCTGCAGGTATTCCGCCAGCTGGGCGTCCCCGCCGGTGACGGACTGGATGAAGGCCTCCCACACGGGGGCTTTTGCGTCCGGGTCGTAATCCACCTGCGCCATGCGGGTGATGTAGCGTTCCCGGTCGTGGGGCATAAGCTCCCGGCGGGCAAGGTTCAGGATGCCGTTGCGCAGGTTCAGCAGGCCTTTGTTTTTATCGAACTGCTCCGGCAGCATGGGGATGCCGGGCAGATGCTGGGCTTCCTTGAGGAAGGCTTCCTTGCTGCGGCTGGAACGGCTCTTCTGTACATGACGGCGCTGTGCCCCGGCAGTGTTGATATCCCGGATGCCGAAGCAGGCTTTGTCCATCTGATCCAGCATTTCATCCGCAAAGCCCTTGACGGCGGCAAGGTCGTCCCGCTTCCAGCGGGTGCCGTCCCACACCATCCAGCATTTGTCTGTGGGGTTGTACCGCACCCGGTCGGCGTACCGGTCGCGGAAGCGGCGGGCGTTGCCGGTGTCGTCCAGCGAGTAGGTCTTGACGCCGGGGGCGGGTGCGGCGGCGGGCGACTGCGCACCGTACTTGACGTTCAGGGCGCGGAGGGCTTCGTCCTGATCGGCGAAGGGTGTTTTGTCCGGCTCCGGCGAGGGAGTGTACACCTCCTGACAGTCACTGACGGCCCGTTCCAGCGTCCAGCGGCCATAGGTCTTGGCACCGCGCCGTTCGTCCCACTTGGGACGCATGAGTCCGGAAGTGCGGAACACATGATCCATGCGCTCCACATCGGCACCAAACCAGAAGGCCAGCAGGTTGCAGAAGCTGAGGTCGGCTTCGCTGTGGCTGTTGTAGTAGGCCTGCCAGTTTCCGGCATACAGGGCAGCAAAGCGCTCGCCGTCCCGGGCAGCGC